TAAGCATATATAAATTTCTTTAACTCCTTCTTCAATAATTTTTATTCGAAGTTTAGGATTAATCATTTTACCAAATAATGGTATTGCATTTCTTTTAATTGTAATTGCATCAAATGCTCCTTCGCATAATGTAATTGGTTCATTCCAATTAATTAACATATCAAATCCTATTATATCCTTTGAAACTTTTGGATTTTTATGTTTATATGGATCATTCTCATAAAATGCTCTAGATACAAAATAATTTAATTGTCCATTTTCGTCATAACTAGGAATAATTATTTTACCAGAATATGGGCCGTTATCAGCATATCCAATCCTATATCTAATTATATCAAATATTGTTATTTTACGTTTTTGTAAATAATATATTGCATTACGATAATCTGGAGTATTGTTTTTTAACCAAAGTGGTTTAAAATCTTCTGGCAATTGAATTTGTTCTTCTTTTTTTGATATTTCTGTAGAATTATTTCTATATTTCGACCGTTCAATTATTTTACCTAATTTTTCAAATTTATCTTTTGACAAATTTAATTGTTTAAATAAAGAATGTATTGATCTACCTTTTTTATCAGATATCCAACAATGCCATGGATTCTGACCGTTATTATCAGTATTAATATCAATTTCTAATTTAGGTTTATAATGTGATGTAAATGGAGAGAAAAACGCAATATTATTACCAGATGTTTGCTTACCTTTACCTAAAACAGACTCTAAGAGTTGAAGTAGTTTTAAATTTGTCATATAATTTATTATAAGAAAATTTACTGAAAGATCAAAATAATTGGCCAATTATAATATATGTTAGACACAATTAATCGGTCTAACGATTCATCATTTAATAATATACATTATATTAAACGATTTCATCTTTTTATTAACTTACATTAAAAAAATAATGATTATTTTTCAATTATCCAACCAATTGTTTAACAAATTAATTTTTTTTGGCTCTTCATCTATTTTACAACATTCGTTTAACCATTCTTTTGGCATATCTTTTTTTGCAACATATTTTATTCCAATTTTAGTTGCATACATTTCATATGTTGTTTTTGATCCTTTTGATATTTTTTGATTTGGATTTTGAAATATAATTCGTAAATCAATATCTGGATTAGATGCTAAAATATGTTTCATTTTTTGTCTATCAGTACTTGTCCATCTTCCTTTAGTTTCAATATACATTGTTTTACCATTCTTTTTTATAAAAATAAAATCAGGTGTGTACTTTGAATTTTTTTGAGGAACAATATATTGTAATGTTTCTGTTTCATATTTTACTGGATACTTTGCTTCTTTTATTTGATCTGCAACTTTTAATTCTAATCCAGATCTATATCCATACTTATACGCCGCTTGGCGTTGTTTATTATTTGAATGCCAATGATTTTTCATAACTTTTTTTCCTTTACCAATCAACCATTACTAAATTACCATTCCAGTTCATAATATTATCTGGTTTAAAATCTAATGATAATTCTAAATCGCCAATTCCTGTGTCTTTAACTTGTTGTTCTAATGCACTTATAAAACTTGCAAGATTTTGATTAATATTTCTAGCTCCATCATTATTAAAATATTCAAAAATACTTGTTTCAATACCTTGTTGTCTTGCATAATTTTTATAATTTTCATAAAAATTTTCTATTTCTGTAAACATAGATGATGATAATTTACTCGCTCGCTTCATAATATACATTTTATTATTATCTGTATAAACTACTGGAATAAATGCATTATATTTATCATATTGTCCAACAATAACGTCTGCAACTGCTACTTCATCTGGTTCTGATGTTATTTTCATTAATAAATCTTCACCATCTATAGTATAAACTTTTCCATTATCTCCACTATCAAAAAATTGAAAATTTTTATTTCGTATTTTTGACAATATTCTTTCTGATTCAATTTCAGAAATTTCTTTTAATATGTTTGTTAGTTTAATCAAATTCATTTGTATCTTTAGTATTTGTAAATTGATCTTGATCTAAGTCAACTCTAACTAATATATTTGTATCAATATCATTCCTATTTTTAATTGGGTTTGCTAATTTTCCAATTGCTAATAATTGAGCATATTCGTTATATAATCCAACAGTTGTAACATATGGTTGAAAATTACTAGATGTAACATGAGTTAAATATGTCTCATTATCATCTTTTAATGATGAATGATTTGTAGTTAAATTAAAGTCTCCAGCATCTATTTTACATAATGTGCTAAATTCAAAAATATTTATTGTACTTTTATAACTAGATGTATATGCATAATCTAAAATATTATTGTATCTATAATCAGGACTTGTTATAACAAATATTCCGTTATTATGAAATGCATTTCCAACACGATTTGTTTGTAATACAGTTCCTCCTTCTGTTCTATCTGATAATGAAGAAATTTGTGTAGAAGTTAATCCTTTATTATATATTCTAACTTCATCTAATATTCCATTTAAATTTCTATTATTTGCAGCAAATCCTCCTATTTGAACATCATATTGATTACTTATATTTCCAGACGCAGTATGAAAGCTTTGTATTTCATCAGTTGGTAATAACGAATCAGAAGATACTGATTTATGTAATACATTGTCTATATACATTTGCATAGTACTACCAGTTTTTTGACAAACAACATGAGTCCAACTACTAGTAACATATGTATCAGATACAAGTTCAAATTTTAAATTTGTACTAGCAGCAATTGAATATTTAATTTGACCTGAACTTAAATATATTCTAAATGGATATTGTCCATATTGATCATTTAATGTTTTTGATATTATATTATCATCAAAACTATTTTTATTTGATGCACTACATATATAAAACGATATTGCATAATCATGATCACGATCATATATTCCATTAATACCTGTTTTTATAAACGATGATCCTGTAAAAAATGCAGCATATCCTATAGTATCTTCAGAACCATTTGTTGTAGTTATACCTGGTATAAAAGATAATGATTGAGTTACTGAACTCTTTTTATATATAGGATTTAACGGAAATGATTGTCCTTTATCTCCAGTTTCAGCTGTAAGATTAAATCTAGTAATATCAAAATATTCATTAAATCCTTCATAAAATGTTTCATCATTAACAAATGAACTAGTATCAATAGCAGAATCAATAATATTTTCATATTTATCAGATTGTAAATTTACAGATCCACTATAAATAAATGACTCATTTTTTATTTTCAATCCCATTTTTAATTGTGGTATACTAAAGACTGAAGCTGATTGATATAAAATTTTTGTAGATTTATCTATTGGTGTTAACACTCCATGAGTTTTAAATACATCATTTTTATACTTATAAAATAATTTATTTAATGAATGATATACTGAAAATGAATATGATCCATTTAAATTTTTTCTAAATGTTTTATCTTCAGGAGTATTAAATAAATAAGCTTCGCCATATTGATTAATTTCTGGAGTTCCTGGTACATAGTTTGCAAACATAACCATATAATCATTATTGTTATCATCTGGGTTACCTGAATTTATTTCACTTCCCGATGTTAACGTAAATAATTTGTTAATCTCTATAGGAGTAATTTTCGTGTCTGATTTATCAACACGTTTAAAAACTTGTGGGTGTGTTCCGTTTTTATCTTTTATTATGTTTGGCATACTAGTAAAACCCCGCTATACTTTTATTATAAATATAACGGGGATAGAATCAGTTATTAATATTCTAATTTTACTCGAATATTTAATTCACGTTTTTTAGATTTTATTAAAGGTTTGCTTAATTTTGCAATTGCTAATAATTCTCTAGAATCATTATACAATCCTATTGTAGTTATATAAGATTTAGGATCGCCAATAAATTCATCTTGTTTAATATCACCTTGATCGCCGGTAATATATGTTGCATTATTTGAGTAATTAAAGTCTCCATTTTTAACTCTAACAAAATAAAAAGTACTTGATACAGTTTCTTTATTTCTAGCCTTAAATCCATGAGATCCAGTTAAATATGATCCTGAAATTGAAGCATGTAATCCATAATGATTACTTCCTTGCGAATTTGATCCTGTATTAGTTTTAAATCCTAAACGTTGATCTAATAAATTTCCATCTAATATAATAGTACTATGATCTGGATAAACTACTCCATAATAATCAGGCGATGCTGAATTATAAACGCCATTTGCTATACTTCCTGAAACAATATGATAAACATTTCCAGAATCTTCATTAGATGCAGATGTAATTGTAGAATCATCAATTAATGTAATAGAGCCAGTTCCGGCACTAACTATTATACTACCAGTTGCATCAGTATCTCTAGAATCTATACCTATTAACGGAATTTCAAAATTTCCTGGATCTAATTTATCTTTAGTACGATTTCTTTGGAAGTTAATAATATATATAGAATCAGTACTTCCAGATTGAGGAGTTGAAAATCTAGTAACATCTTTATTTAATAATAATTGTCTGTATTGACTATAAATTGCTTTTGATGGAGCATCGTCAACACTACCATTAGTTGAAGAACCACTTCCTACTGCATTTCCATATGCAATTGCATATTGTACAGCAGACCCGGTTTCATTTTGTTCTTTTTGTAAAACATTTACATAATATTGTGATTGTGCTTGACTCATTGATTGAGTAAAATAATTTGATAACTCAACTAAATTATCACTCCATAAACCTGCAGTTACAGTTTCTTTTGAAGCTTCAATTATATCTCCATTTTCTCCTGATATATCAAATATTTGAAATGTTTTTCCACCATTTATAATAGTATTTTGATTTTGTACTTGAGCTACATAGTCATTAACAGCTTCTTTTCTAATTTCATCAATTGTAGAAGGATCAATTTCTCCTCCTGTTATTGGATCTTCAATTACAACGGTTGGCTCTAAAGCTTCTGGAATTGGAGCTGGTCTTTCTATAGGAGGCTCACGTCTTACAGGTGTTCGTTCAATAGGAAGTTCTCTTGGTACTTCTATTATTTCTCTTTCTCTAGATCTTTCTCTTCTTCTTTCTTCTCTTCTTCTAGATCTTTCTCTTCTACCTCGTTGACTTTGATTTGGTAATTTTTTTAAATTATCTATTATTGTATTCATTTTAACTCCTATTAACCTCTTTGGGTTGTTGCTAAATTAGCAGCTTTAACGGTTACACTAACAGTTGTACTTCCGCCTGTTTCATTACCAATAATAGTAATTGTAGCAGTTTTATCTCTTGCTAATTGTTTTCCTACTATTCTAAATGCTCCTTGACTTAATGAAGCAATACTTGTTGCTTCTGCATTTGCCGATATACTAGGTACTGTTGGTAAAATATTACTAGTAATTTCATTGTCTGGTGCAGGATTAATTATAGCAACAGACGAATCAGAAAGAATTGCAGAATAACCAAATGTAGAATTTGCATTATTTAAACCAAATGTAGAAGCTTGTATTATAGCTGATTGACCTGTATTCAATGTTAAAGATGTTTTGTCTACTTGTACAGTTGGTATTCTCGTTGTAGTATTATTATCTAATGTTAATAATCTACTTTTCATAGCTTGAGTTTCGTCAGGTATTGCTTCCGTTAACGGCATATTTTCAATAACTATGCCATAATAATCAGATCCTAATGAATGATTAGGATTCCGTAAATCATAATCTATTTCATCGTCTGCTAATGCAAACTGAGTTATATTAAAAGATCCGTCTCCTTTAGCTAACAATTCTCTACCCTTATTAGTAAGAATTGCATCTACAGTAACAGAAGTATTATCTAAGTATCCCATTGATTTCCTTTTTTTATATAAATATTACGTTATTAAAAAAATTAATTTTATTCTCGTATATCAAAATTTTCTTCTATTCCAGGTTGTTGTGTTATAATACGATTACCGCTAGTTTCAACAAATTCAACAACAGGTTTACCATCTGGAGTATCTTTAGAATTAACATTAAAATCTGGACTAGTAATTTTACAACCATTAAATCTATGATTTGCAATACCACGTGGTAAATAATCTTGATGTTCAGCTGTACGTAATGTAATTCCAGATGAAGAAGAATATGATGTTTTTGCAAACTCTGATAATCTACTTCCAGAAATAAAAGGAAGTATTGCTTCACTTTCCCAATATGGAGTAGATCCTGTAATATATGTACTTCCAGATAAAATTAAATATCTATGTTTATATATAGTTCCATCAAATCTATTCGATCGTTCGTTTATTATTGCATTAAATTCTATAAAACTACTTGATATATTACCAGGATTACTAAGATCTAGAATACTAATTATATCTTCAAAGCTACTAGTAGTTTTTAATACACTATTTTTTGAAATATCAAGACTACCGCTATAATCTATAATTTCAGGTTGTAAAATGTCGTCTGGTATTAATTCAATAGATTGAGAATAATTATTGACACTACTAGTAAGATCTAATATATCTAATACATTAATACTACTAGTATAATGTTGATCTAATTTTGAAATTCTAGCTAATGAAGTATCTTTACTACGTTCAATAATTGTAGGTTGTATTAATACTCCTAATGTTTTATCTACTCGAGCTGGTATTAATTGTTCTAGTTGTTTAAAAAATGATAAATCAAATAAAGAAAAGATTCTTAAATATGCATTCATATCATTTTTATCAGCATATTTTTTCCAATAATTTCTAGATGTATTAATTAAATCAGGATATGTATATTTATTATCATTCGAAGGATCGCCAATAAGATCATCTAAAATAGTAAACCCTAATTGTGCAATAATATCCTCATTAATCATTGTTTGTGGAGAATAAAATACTCCTAATCGATTCGAATCCAATGGAGCAGTGTCAAATTGATTTAATGATACACGATTTTCTGTGTTCAATGTTCCTGTTAATGTAGTAGATTCTAATCGAATTTTATTATCATCAAATGTTCCACCACCTAATGATATTCCATCAAAATAATATGTTTCTTCGATTGAGTCATATGGATTATTATTTGTCCAATTTGTAAATGATGCAGATATAGTAGATGCAATAGGTTGTACTCCTGTTAAGCTAGAAGTTTCAGAATGATTAACATTTTGAGTTAATGGAGTTCTAAATACTAGTTCATCATATGCACTAACATTTCCATCATATGCAGATGGAGCTTTAGTATGATTAGAAAAAGGAGAATCTAATAAACTACCCGTCCAAAGTCGTAATTCTTGAACTTGTCCTTGTAAACGACTTCCTCCTTGTGTTCCCCCAATTATCATACTTCCAGGATTTGAAAAACTAGCAGTAGCAGAAGCAGAAACACTAGCAACAATTTTACCATATTTTGATTTTTTTGCTACTATTTCTAGACTACCATTAGATCCAGTACGCAATAAAGTATTAACATACCCTCCATCAAATAATTCCATATCTGCAGATGAAGTTCCATTAATTTGTATTGTTCCTAATGTACCTCTACTAAATTCAATAGTTACATCATTTCCACCAATTGAATATAAATTCATTGTTCCAGGAATAGTTGGATT